AGAAGCTCAATTAGCTCAACTAAATAACAAGTTAGAGTTGCAAAAAATGGAAGCAAAAGCTAGACTTGAAAAAGAATTAGAGCAAATGAGATTTCAGCATCAAGTTGAATTAAAGAAGATGGAGATTGAAGGTTACACTAATAGAGAGTCTGTTAAAGAAGATAGAAAAGACAAAAGAACAGAGAAGCAGGCGTCTCAACAAAGTAAAATGATTAATCAAAGAAAAAAAGATTTACCACCTACAGATTTTGAGAGTCAACAGCAAGAGGCTCAAGATCCTATGAGTGGAATGATACAAAAAATGAACCAACAAAACATGTTGTAATTTGTATTACTTTTGTAAAGTATAATTTAATTTAATTTATTATGAGTGATGACACAATTAAGGTAGACCTTACCCAAAAGGGAGGTGATGCCGTTAAAGACAAATCAGCAGATGTTGATTTTAAAGTTGATTTATCTAAGCCTCCAGCAGAAAAGAAAGAGGAAGATAATAAACAAGAGGATAAAAAAGAAGCTGATTTAAAAGATCAGGCTGAAGAAACTGATAAAAAAGAAGTTTCAGAAGAGGATAAAAAAGAAAAATCTACAGAAATCAATTCTGACGAAAAGGAAAAGAAGGAAGTAGAGGAAAAAAAACTTACTAAAGAAGAAATATTAAGCTCGTATTTAACAGATAAATACAAGATTGATGTTGATACTTTAGAAGACGTTCTTTCAAATAAGGATAAAAAAGAAGTTCAAGAGCTTCCTGAAGAAGTTGAGAAATATCTTCAATATAAGAAAGAAACAAAAAGAGGGTTTCAAGATTATATGAAGTTACAACAAGACTTTAATGATGCTGACGAAAACAACTTACTTACTCAATATTATAAAGAAACTAATCCAGGCTTAAATGACGAGGATGTTAATTTTTTAATAGGAGAGAAGTTTGATTATGACGACAATATTGATACTGAGTCTCAGAAGAAGGTTAAGCAACTTGAAAAGAAAAAAGAATTATTTAAAGCTAAAGAGTATTTTAATAATCTAAAGGAAAAATACAAAGCTCCGCTTGAGTCAAGTGCTGAGAATGTGCCAGAAGAGTATAAAGAAGCTTTTAGTTTTTATAATAAACATCGGGAGGAATCCGAAAAAAACAAAAAGATACAAGACGATCAGCGTAATGTCTTTGATACTAAAACGAGAAAACTATTCAATGACGAATTCAAAGGTTTTGAATTTAATGTAGGAGAAAAGAAATTAACGTTTAAACCAAAAGACACTAAAGAAGTTATGGAGAATAACAGTAACCTTAACAACTTTATTTCAAAACACATTGACGACAAAGGATCTTTAAAAAATGCAGCTGACTATCATAAAGCTATGGACATAGCTATGAACCCAGAAAAATATGCAAAATTCTTTTACGAGCAAGGTAAATCCGATGCAGTAAATGAAGTTGTAAAAGACGGGAAAAACATTGATATGAATGTTAGAGGCAATGTGGATTCACCTAAAACAGGAACTAAGTTCAGAGTCTTACAAGATTCTGGAGATTTTAGTTCAGGATTAAAAATTAAAAAACGTTAAATCATTTAAAAAATTTTAAAAATGGCACAATCAATCACATTTGGAGGAGCTGGAACCGTAGGAGGTTCTACTTCTTTGACTCCAGCGCCATCTAAGGGATTACAAAATTCAAACTACCTTAGTAACGCTGATTACACTTTCGCACAACAATTCTTACCAGACTTGTATGAGAAAGAATTCGAAAAATACGGAAACAGATCTATCGCTTCTTTCTTAAGAATGGTAGGAGCTGAACTTCCATCTAGCTCTGATTTAATCAAATGGAGTGAGCAAGGAAGATTGCATGTACAAGCTGCAGGTACTATTACTGACGGTGATACTATCGCTGTAACAGGACACGACTTTAGAACTAATCAAACAATTATTGTTTCTAACGCTGATGCTTCTATTCAAATCAAAGCTTTAATTACTGATGCAAGCGCAGCTGACTCTATTGAGGTAGCTCCTTACTCTCACTCTGACATGGTTACAGGATCAGGTTCTTTTACCGCTGCTGATGCTGTAAAAATCTTTGTATTCGGTTCTGAATTTAAAAAAGGAACAAATGGAATGTCTGGATCTTTACAAGCTAGCTTTGAAGCTAAAGAGAACAACCCAATCATCATCAAAGACAAGTATGAAGTAAGTGGTTCTGAATTAGCACACGTTGGATGGGTAGAAGTAACTACTGAAAACGGAGCTTCTGGATACTTATGGTATTTAAAATCTGAGCACGAAACAAGACTAAGATTCGAAGACTACCTTGAAACTTCAATGGTAGAAGGAGAACCAGCTGCTGCGTCTTCTGCTGCTTTAAATGCAGGATACAAAGGTACAAAAGGTCTTTTCTATGAAATCGAAAATGGAGGAAACACTTCTTCAGGAGATATCACAGATAGAGATGACTTAGAAGCTTTTGCTAAAGTTCTTGATAAAGAAGGAGCAATCCAAGAAAACGTTCTTTTCGTAAACAGAGATACTTCTTTCAAAATTGACAGAGTATTAGCTGAGCAAAACAACTCTGGAGCTTCTACAAGTTCTTACGGTTTATTTGACAACGATGAAGATATGGCTTTAAACTTAGGATTTACTGGGTTTAGAATTGGATATGACTTCTATAAGTCTGACTGGAAATACTTAAACGATGCTACTACAAGAGGTAACATTGGTGGTGTTGACGGAATTATGGTTCCTGCTGGGACAACTACTATCTACGATCAAGTATTAGGACAAAACGCTAAACGACCATTCTTACATGTTCGTTACCGTCAGTCTGCTACTGAGGACAGAAAGTACAAGTCTTGGGTAACTGGATCTGCTGGTGGAGCATCTACTACAGATAAAGATAACATGGAAGTACATTTCTTATCAGAAAGAGCACTTTGTGTTATGGGAGCAAACAATTTCATATTGATGCAATAGTACACACATTAAGGAGGGTGTCTTATAGATGCCCTCTTTATTTTTTTAATTTAATTTAATTTTTAATATAATGGCTACAAAAACCACAAAAAAAGGGTACTCTGCTCTTTTCCCTAACTTACAACCTAAAACTAGGGTTTTCGTTTTAACAAGTAACAGAACACCAATAAGACATATGATCGCTGTAAAGCATACAGGATCAAAACCACTAACCTATAATGATAATGGTTTGAATAGAGCTTTAAGATGGGCTACAAACCAAGTAACGCCTTTTGTTGATGAACAAGATGGATTAGTTACATTATCACCAATTGTTTTTGAGAACGGGACACTTATAGTTGATTCTTCAAATATGAATCTTCAAAAATTTCTTATGGTTCACCCTTCTTTTGGAGTGAAATTTGAAGAGTTTGATAAAGAAAAAGACGCTAATGAGGAGGTTCAAAATATTGTTGGAAAATTAGATGCTCAGATTGCTGCTAAGGATTTAGATATAAACGACTTAGAAGCGATTGCAAGAGTGGTTTTAAAAGGAAAAAGCAATATATCATTAATGACCTCTTCAGAATTAAAAAGAGATATGATTATATGGGCTGGAAACAACCCAGAAGAATTTATGGATCTTTTAAATGATGAAAACTTAAAGCTAAGAAACTTAGCAGTAAGGGCTGTAGAGATGAATATTCTTTCTATCAAGTCAGATAACAGAACAGTTGTTTGGGGAGATAAGAAAAGTGCTAAAGTTATTGTTGCACCATACGGTGAAAACGTTTATAGTGCTTTAGCTTTATTTTTCAAAACAGATGAAGGGTTAGATGTATTACAAAAAATAACCAACAAGCTATAATACTAACGTATTTACCGTGAAAGGAGAGAAGGAGGTTGCAATTTGTGACCTCTTTTTTTTTGTACTTTTGTAAAAAATATATCCCATGATTAACAGTGTAAGAAACACAGTCTTATTTCTTTTGAATAAAGATAATAGAGGGTACATTGCTCCTTTAGAGTTTAATTACTTTGCTAAACAAGCTCAATTAGAGATATTTGAACAGTATTTTTCAGATTATTCTAAAGCAATGCAATTACAGAATGCTAGAAAAAAAGCAATAGGACACGGAGATACTGTATCTCAGGTTCAAAATAAAATAGATATATTTACTACCAGCTCAACTTTAAATTATAATGATGTTGACCCTACATCTGTGGGAGGTGTAAATGACTATTTTATTCTTCCATCTAATCTTTATAAACTTGTAAACGTTACGTATAAAGGAAAAATAGTCCAAGGAGTTCCTACATCAAAATTTGATATGTTGTCTTCTAGCAACCTTACGGCTCCTTCGATAACTTATCCTATATATAAAAGAAATGGATCAAATCTATTTGTAAGACCTGTTAGTATTTATTACACAGGCTCAACACCTCAAGGTTTAGAACAACCTTTGATCTGTAACTACATTAGAAAACCTATAGATCCTATATGGGGATATAATACAATAAACAATGACCCTGTATACAACTCTGACTCTTCAACTAATTTTGAAATACCTTCTTCAGACGAAGCGTCTCTTGTAATAAAAATATGTAAATTAGCAGGACTGAGCATCAGAGAAAACGATGTTGTACAAGCCACAAACGCTATGGAGGGTATGAAGTATCAAAAACAAAACTCATAGATTATGCCAACAATAGGACAAGACTTAACACATTTTCAATATTATCAAAACGAAGGCAACAACCCTGCTAATGATAATTGGGGTACTTACCAGTATCTTTTATTAGAAGATATTGTAAACAACTTCTTACTAACGTATGTAGGTGATGATAAAGTTATAAACAAGATAGACAGAAATGAAGTAGTTTTTCACGCTAAAAGAGGTTTACAAGAGATACATTACGATGCTTTAAGAGAAATTGTTGGTTTCGAAGCACAGGTTCCTGAAACTTTACAAATGCACTTACCTCATGATTTTGTAAGTCTAGTTAAGGTTTCTTATGTGGGTAAAGATGGTCTTACGCATGATATAGTACAGAATTTTAATTCAAAAATAACTAAGTCATATTTACAAGACAATACTGCGCAAAAAAATATATTACTAGATTCTAATGGAAACTCATTAACTGGTACTCCTGTTATAGAAACAAACTGGAAAAACAAGCCAAATGAAGGTTTAGGAGGTACAGGGAAGCTCTCTCAGGGTAAAAGATTTGGAATGGATACTTCTACCGCAAACGCTAACGGAAGCTACCTTATAGACAAGAATTTAGGAATGATATTATTTAGCTCTAACTTACAGGAGGAGAATATAATTATTCAGTATGTTTCTGATGGTCTTTATGGTTTAGCTGATAATGAGGTTAAAGTTCATAAGTTAGCAGAAACGTTTATGTATGATTATCTTCAAGCTACTATATTGAAATCTAAATTTGGAGTTCAGGAATACATAGTAAGAAGAGCTTCTAAACAATCTTCAGCATCTTTAAGAAATGCTAAAATCAGATTGAATTCTATAAAACTAAACGAGTTAACTCAAATATTGAGAGGTCGTGATAAGTGGATAAAATAATATGAAGATAAAAAATACCTTTTCAAAAGGAAAAATGAATAAAGACCTGGATGAACGTCTTGTTCCTCAAGGAGAGTATGTGGATGCTTTAAATGTAAGAGTTTTAAATACTTCTGGTTCAGATGCTGGTGCAGTAGAAAATGAAAGAGGAAATACAAAGCTAACATTTTTGTCTGAAGCAAATAGCCCTATGTGTATAGGTTCTGTTTCTGATGAAGTAGGTGAAAAGATATATTGGTTTGTTGTTAATTCAATAAATGAATCTTTTATTTATGAGTTTAACTCTGAAACATCAACCGTATCTGTGTTGTTACAAGATACAAGAACAGGAGACGACCAAGTTTTAAACTTTAATCAATACTATAAGATTACTGGAGCTAATGTTATATACAATACTTCTACTAATCAGAACTTATTACTATGGACGGATGGTTTAAATCCTCCAAGGTGTATAAATATAGAAAGATCAAAAACATACGGAGTAAACAACTTTATAGAAGATGACATAAACCTATACAAGAAACCTCCTAGAAAAGCTCCATCTGTTACTCCTTACAGCACGGCTCAGGTAACTGAAAACGCTGTTAAAGAACAGTATTTCGCTTTTTCTTATAGATACAAGTATTTAGACGGAGAGTATTCTGCATTATCTTCATTCACTGACTATCAGTTTACCCCATCTACAAAGTTTAGGTTAGATTATAACACAATGGAGAATCTATCTATGCTTAATTTATTTAATGCATACAGAATAGGTTTTAATACTGGTGATAAAAGAGTTACAGATATACAGATTTGCTTTAAAAACCCTAACTCTAATTTAATTTATGTTATAGAAAACTTAAATAAGAAGGAGAAAGGTTATTTAAATGACACAGAAAAAACTTATTCATTTAGTAATAAAAAAATATACAGAGCTTTACCTGATGACGAGTTAGGTAGAATATTTGATGACATACCTTTAACTGCAAAAGCTCAAGATTTCATACAAAACAGAGTTGTTTTTGGAAATATAACTAAACAATATGATTTAAAAAGAAATATTGATGATGAAGAGCTTATCAAGATGGATTATACTGCTGAAAAAGTTTCTCTATCTCAAGATGGGTATGAGGGAACTTCTACTTTAAGCTCTGATCAGACATTGTTTACAATGGATTTCAGTAATTTTGATTTAAACAAAGGATATTCTGTATTCGTTGGGTTGTCACTAGAGTCTGATGAAGCTGGATCTTCTCCTAATGTTTATTTCAATGGAGAATTTGTTGGAGATAATGCTGTTGAGTTGACAGAAACTTATAGTAACGCACAAGCTTTTTCTAATTCAAATGATTTTGAGCAAGTTTTAGTAGCTATGTCAAATAATTTTGCAACCTTAGTTACGACAACAACTCCACCTGACAACGTTGCAATTACATATGGAAGCTTTTCAGTTGCATCAACAACTGCAAATACAATAACATTATTAGCTCCTGTGATAACGCACAAAGTAGACAATACTCCAGGGGACACAACTGATGTAGATTTTACAAACATACAAGAACCTTATAAATTCAATTCAGATTCTGCTTTTTATGTTAGAGAGACAAACTCAAACTTATCTTTAAAAAGTAACAGGAGTTATGAATTTGGATTAGTCTATTTAGATAAAGAAGGAAGGTATTCATCTATAATACCAGCATCAAATACATCAGGGTATAATTCTTCTGAAATATTTGTTCCTATTGAAAACTCTGTAGATATAAATAAAGCTAAGTTGTTAATAAATAACCCTGCCCCATACTGGGCAGATAGGTATAAATTCTTTATTAAATCAAACAGAAGTAAATATTATAACATTTATAGCACTATATTTTATGAAGATGGTGTTTATAGATGGGTTTTAATGACTGGAAACAATATAGATAAGGTAGAGGCTGGAACTAATTTAATTGTAAAGTCAGATGACAACGGACCTTTAATTAAAGAGGTTAAAGTAAAAGTTCTTGCTTACGAAATAAAAAATGCTTTAGATATAGATCAGTCTACAGAAGACTCATCTAATGAAGGGTGGATAGAAAATAATGTAGATGCTGCTGATCAACCTATTAAAGAGATAGCAGGAGTTTACATGAAAATAAAGCCTGTTGGTTTTTCAATGAATTTCAACCCAAACAATTTTGCTACATATGAAAATAGTGGTAAAATAAGATGGGGTCTTGGAAGAAACGGGTATGCTAACGCTACGGTTCCAAAAGAAACAGATTACGGGTTGTCTCAAGTGAGAGAGGGGTCTAATTATGTTAATTTAGATATAAATACAGGTTCAACTATTAATTTAAGATTTGATGCCTGGGAAGGTGCAGACTCTGATAACAATGACAGTAAGTTTTTTGAAAGAGAGTATATCGTTGGAGCTAATTATTCAGGAGATACACTTCAATCTTCTTTTGAAAAGTTTTTAATAGCAGAAACATCATGGGAAAAGCCACAAGGTGAGTCCTATTATGTAGATCCAGACAATCAATTTACTCTTACTTTCTCAAAAACAGGTTCTGGAACAACTACGAGGCACCTTGTTAATGTTAAAACAACAGAATTTACAAGAGCTCTTGAGAGAGGTTATATTGATGTAGAAATAAAACTACTTCTTGTCAATGGATTATTGGTTTTTGAAACAGATCCTACAGATTTAGATAGTGATATATATTATGAAACTGAGGATACGTTTGATATAGTTGGAGGTTTTCATGAAGGAAACACTCAAACACAAACAAACTCACAACCAGCTATTGTAGACTTAAATGTTGGTAATTGTTTTTCATTTGGAAACTGTGTAGAGAGTATCC